CCATCCGCGCTAGGAATGACGCCCGACGCGGGTTATCGCCTGACTTCACTGGTGGCTTGATATCCTGGCCTGCAGCCTTCAAGCTGGCGCGGCCCTTGGCATTCAATCCACCTTTGGGGTTCTGCCCCTCTTTGCGTTGCCAGGCCGCTGTCATTTCTTCATTGGCTTGGCCGTCTTAGCCGCCTTGCGGAAGTCGGCTGCGCTGGGCGCTGCCTTGCTGCCGACCTTGTTCATCTTCTCGCCAGAGCCAGCCTTGATGCGCTTCTGCTTGGCATTGATGTTTGCGTAAAGTCCAGGTTTTGCCATCTTCATGTCATTGCCCCAAGTTAGTGTCTACCGATTCCGTATCGCCGTCATTAGGCCCGCCAACCACCCACGCATCGCAAGTCCGACTCGCCGCGCACTTGAAGTCAAAGATCTCGCAGTATCCGAGATCAGCCAGCGCAATCGTTCCCCAGGGGTCTGCTTCATTTCCAATTCCTTTAGCAATGCACTGCTTGATTGAGTCCTGCACGTTGAACGCCGCGCAGTTACCGCAGCGGCTCTTCTTCGCGTCATCGATGCTCACGTCCCAGGTGTCAGCCTTCTTCTTCCAGTAGGCCGTGTTAGGTAACGCGGGATTCTCCGGACCGTAGGCGGCAGTAGTGATTGCCTTCGCTCGGTTCTTGAGATTCAGCATCACGTCCTGGGTAGGAGCAGGACACTTCGCCACCTCGCTGGCCGGTGTCATCATCTGGTTCATGGCAGCCTGGTACTTGGCGGGAACGTCGCGCATTTGTGTAGCCATTACATTTTTCCTTTTGGCATAGGCTTGGACTTGCCAGCCTCAGAGAGCGCAATGGCAATCGCCTGCTTGGGATTCTTCACCACGCGCTTGGTCATGCCCGAGTGCAACTTACCCGACTTGTACTCGCCCATCACCTTTGCGATCTTCTTTGCGGCCTTGTCAATCTTCATAGATTACCCCTTTGGTTAGATGCGTAATTATGCAACGCGAGCAAGGTTACGGCGCAGCGGCTTATTCCAGGACACTTTAGCACCGCCAAATGCACCGATTACCGCGTCGCTGGCAAACGTCAGGCAAAAGGCGTCTGCCCTATCCGGACTCGGAAAACCGCGCTTCCTGATCTCGTCCTTGCCCTCGATCTGAATCTTGCCGCTGGACGTGAACGAATACCGCACGATTGCCAGCTCGGCCACTAGCGCCTCGTCTTTGGGCATCTTGCAGTCCCGCCCCTCCAGCCAGGCTTTGGCCTTGTGCCATAGCTCGGCCTTCAGATTCCGGTACGTCGCGCCCATCGCGGGTGACTCCGAGACATTGATGCCGCGACAGGGCAGATTCAGTTCCCGCAGCCGGTCAACCACTCCCGCGCCCAGGCCGATCGAATCCACTAGGATCTCTACGGGTCGCTCGGACGGTGGCAGTGCCTCGTACTCGGATACCACTGCACCGGTCAGTTGCATCAGGTCCAGATTCTTCCAGGTCTTGATTGGCTCCGTCACGGCGTTCCCCTTGCGCTTGCAGAGTGCCGACCTATCCGACCCAAACCTGGCAACGTCCAGACCCCAAACCATTGGCGCTGTTGCGCTAGGCTCAACGTCTCGCTGCTGCGCCATCTCCAGCAACTCCATAGGGATGACAGTATCGTCATCTGACCTGGGAAACTCCCCCAGCACCCTGATCCGGTAGGCGTTGCTCTCCTCGCCGTAGCGTGCGGCCATCTCCCCGAGGTACGCCTCACTGACTCGGGGAGAGTCGGAGCACGACACCTTCATCGTCACCCAATCATCCTTCAGTCGGTTGTGGGTGTCGTAGAAGAAACCCGTTGAGCGCACCGGATTGCCCAGCAGCAGCGTCACCGCCTTGTGACCCGACATAGAACCGGCTGCAGCCTCAAACACCGCCTCGGGGATGCCGGACGCCTCGTCTGCCACCAGCATGACGTTGTCGCTGTGGACGCCTTGTAGTGCTTCGGGTTGCTCTGCGCGGCTAGTCCTGGCCGAGATGAATGCCTCGTTGGGCGCTTCCTTAACCTCAACCCTGTCCTGTTTCACGTCCAACTGGTCGGCCAGCATCGGCGGTAGCTGCTTAACCCACCGCTTCAGTTCTGCGAACAGGGCGTCGTAAAGTTGGCTTGACGTTGGCGCTGTAACGACAATCTTGACAGGGAATCGCAGGAACAGATACCAGAGCATTGCCCAGGCCGACGCCGTACTCTTACCCACGCCGTGGCCTGAGCGTACGCTAATGCGTCGGTTTCCCTTAGCAATGTGATTCAGAAACTCCACTTGCCAAGTATCAGGCTCGGTGTTTAGCACCTCTCGCACAAACAGCACGGGGTCATTTCGGTAGCGCAAGGCGAACTCGATAAACGGGTTCTCGGGAACTTCCAAATTTTTTTTTGTAACCATAGTGCGTAGTCAGGTAGGGGGTAGGGGGTCAGGCAAGGTGCGGGTCAGCGGGAATGCGGGTTCGTGGAATCGGTAGGTGTTTGGGTGCTGCCACAACCGCCCCGCCGCCAGCGGCCCACGGGGGGGGTCGGCGCAGCTACCGGCCAGGGCGCGGCCACCTGGCGACGGGCTGCGTCCTGTGGATAACTCAGCACGCTGCGCGTCCCCTCTGACGCTGCGATATGGTGCTCGTAAGCCTATGATTCCATTGAGTATTTCGCTGCGCGTCTGCACTTAGTTCGACAGAACTACTTAATACAGTGTCCATTATGTGAATGAAAACATGGTGATTATGCGTGTTTATGCTTAATCTTTGAGCAAATGTACTCATTCTGTGGATAACTTTGGCATCTGCTCTGTGGATAACTGCTCAACCACCTCAACGTGGCGCAGCGCCTCCATGCGCAATCCCTGGATGCTGATGTTGACCTGGCTAGCTTTCTCAGTCCCGTAAGTCTTGCGATCCCATCGCTCGGCTAGCCACTGGCGTGTCCGGATGCGCTGCACGTCGCGCTGGCCGTTGTCGGCGTCCATGCCGTCCGCGATGGTCAGCGTCTCGCAAGCGAGATGCGAGGCCGCTTCCACCCGCGCGCGCGTTATTTTAGCTTCATAGTCGTTGTCCGATATCCAAGTATCGAGCGCACGCCGTCCGATGCCCAGGCCACGGCATATGTCTGCCTTGCTACGCCCTTCCTCAAACATCGACAGGATCAACTCGTCATCAATATCCTCCAGCAGCGCGATATCGGCTCTCACTTTCGGATTCCCAGGCATTACATGACCCTCCAAGCGTTTTTCGTTACCGCAAGCACCCTGCATACCACCTCATCCCACAAATCACGTCCTGCGCTCATCTCGTTCCCTTTCTGCTGCTTGTGTGTCGAATAACTTGCCGCCCTTGAATGGTTTGCTGATGTCGATGTCGTTCTCCATCTCCTCGAACCCGCTGGAGCCTTGAGGCGTTACGGTAACCATTGTCGTTCCAGGTAGTGCCGCCTTGATCTCTCTCACTTGTTTCAGAGTTGGACCGTTCATCACCACTTCCAGTTCTTCGAGTGTCCAGATCGATCTCGCGCCTGGCGCCTTACGAAATTGCTCGTACCAGGTCGCCATCTGCTTGTCCCTAACAATGACCATAAGGCTACCGTCGGCCATCCGGTGTTCCATGCAATCGATTTTAGGCATCTGCTCAATGCCTGCCTCAGTCGCCCACCTAGTGAGCGCCTTGTAGGCCGCGATCATTCCCTTAACGGCCTTCTCCAGCCGTTCCTCGTCCCGCGCCTGGCTGGCCTCCCAGATGCGCTCCCGCTGCGCGTTGAACTTCCTGCGGAACTCAGGCTCCACCAGGTCGATAACTCGGTCTATGCCCCAGTTCTTCTCATGCTCCATCTTCGCCAGTTCCATCTCAACCATGAGCGAATGCTGGAACACCTTGAACGGGTCAGACGGGAACTCATCCCTATCCGTAAGTTTCTTCGTTGCCATCCTCAACTCCTCATCTAGTCAACTTCACCATACCAACTTTCCGAGGTAGTCAACCTAGTTAACTTACTTCTTGCATTAAGCAAGAAGTTGTAAGTTGACTAGGTTTTTACCTATTCCTGT